GTATTGGTGAGGCTGCTGGATGGATTAATCAGAATATCTCTCTTGATAATAATTCAGCAAACCTTTATTCTGAGCCTAAGAAACCTGCAACCCCTGCAATGGAAAAACCACAATCCTCTATAATGAACTTCGACATCAATTTCAACGAACTTCCAACTTCGGCTAAAGATGCGTTACAGCGGGGGGATATAAGAGAGTTTGGTGTTGGTGTTGGTCAGGGATTAAGACTTGGTGGATTAGGTGTATTTGGATAACAAGGAATGACAGGAGAATAAATACAACATGATTTACGTCATAAAAACACAAAACAATGATGTTATCCTGTTTGATAGCATCCTGTCCTTTTCTGAATCCTATCAAGGAAGTGTAACAAGTCATCCTGTAGAGGATGGAAGCAAGATTAGTGACAACATTATTACCGAGAACCTGAAGATTCGGATTCAAGGGGTTGTCACTGATTATAACTTCTGGAATCCATTGAAAGATGCGGCCAATGTTGCTGTTCCCGGTTATGATTATAATCGAACAAGCAGTATGGGAAGGGTGGGTATAGATGGGAGTCCTGCACTCTCCAATGAGCCAGTACCGAGTGACTACGCTGGCAAAGATAACGATACCAACACCTCTGTAAAAGCATCAATGGATGTTGTGCGAAAGCGATTGATTGCCATTCAACGTGGAAAGGAAGTTGTAACAGTTCTTGCGTATATTGTCAGAGAGAAAGACTCACTGATCGAAAGATATGAAAACTGCGTTATTACAGATTTGTCTTTTGATACATCCCCGGATGGTGGGTATGCAATCTACCCCAATATCTCTATTGAGCAAGTGAACGTTGTAAAAGTCAAGGTGACACAAGCAGAAGCAGATAAGATCACACCTACGACAGTAGCTGGTCAAGGCACTGGCATAGCCGGTAAAGGAAATGTGGCTGGTACAAAAGGTACAGTGTCTACGGAAGAAAGAGAAAGCAACGCTGGATACGAATACTGGGTAGATAAGAGCCAAGAGGCGCAAGCCACGAACGCTCAGCTAAGACAAGATATTGAAGCCAAGCGTAAGAGGAATGCCACTCAATGATTACATCAACATACATCCCTGTAACGAACGATGTGGCGTTCTCTTTCTCTATTAATTTGGAAAACATCTTGTGTAACATTTCTTTCTTCTGGAACTACCGAACAGAACACTATCATTTTACAGTTAAACTGCAAGATGGTACTTCTGTAATTGAAGGTATGAAGTGTATTGCAATGTACCCAATGAAGACCAGTACTATGTACGCAAATGGATTAACAGGTGTTTTCTACATGACACCTATTTCAGATACAATAAACGATAATGCTGATACTCGGAAGAGTATTTCTGATAGTTTTGTGTTTAGCTACGTAGCATAAACGGAGTAATTAAATGGCTGTGCAGTATGAAAATGTTCAGTGGGACAGGGATTACTTGCTCACATTTAAGAACCCGGAAGATGGTACCATCATTCAAGTTGATTCCCTTCGTATCCAGTTTGACATTGAGATGTATGTGGACAACAAGGAAAAGACAAACAAGGGAACAGTTTCCATTTCCAACCTGTCAGACGATACATTGAAGAAGATCAACACTCGCTACGGGACACTGACACTGACAGCCGGGTATAAAGGCAATATCAAGAATATTGTGACAGGGGATGTCATCAATATAAGAACAACGAAACAGGGCGCTGATAGAATAACAACGTTTGAATTAGCCCCCAACTTCACAAACCTTGCAATCAAGAAAGTGAATTACTCATTTCCTGTTGATATTTACCTTGAGAATGTGGTGGCAGAGATTGCCAAGCAACTTGACCTAGCCTTTTCTAAATCAAATAAAGGGGAATGGCGTAATCTGAAATGTCAGTTTGGCTATCCGGCTTACGGGACAGGGAAACAAGTGCTGGATGAGATTGCCTCTACGTTCGCTATTGAATGGAAGATCATTGACAACGAACTGATTGTCACCGACCGTTATAGCTTGAATGGCGGGGAGCAAGAGAAAGCTATCATCTTGTCCAAGGACAGTGGATTACTCGACATCCCTTACATTGATAGTGAGGAAGTGAGTAAGGCTACAGGGCAAGCCCTAGATAAAGAGAATGAACAGTTTCTTCCGCCTACGAAAGTGTTGAAGCCAAAGAAGGATGGAACACCACGCAAGGTAAGCCGTTTTAAGGCTAGGCGATACGGAATCCGGGTGAAGGCATTACTCAATCCTGAAATACGCCCTAATGGGCTGTTTAAGGTGGTTACGGACGATGATATGTTCAACTCCTTCTACCGTGCTCGCTCTGTTACATTCAAGGGTGACAGCAGGGGCGGTGAGTGGTGTATGGAGTTGTGGGGCGATAGCGTCAATGCAGATGAATTGGAATAAGAGGAAATAACGTGACAGACATGACGTTTGAGAGTGCTACGAAGTCTTTGTTTGAATACCAAATGCGGAATATCTTCACAGCTATCCCTGCAAAAGTAATGATGGTAGAAAATGCTGGTGAACAAAGAGTGTCTGTGAAACCTTTGGTTAATGCCGTATTCCCTGATTGGGATGATAGTGAAGAGTTCCCAACAATACTGTCTGTTCCGTTGGTGTATCCGTCATCTTCAAGCTCCGCTGTTGTGTTCCCTGTTCATGCGGGCGATACAGTTTTGATAGTGTTTGCCCAGTCGTGTATGGACGTATTTAAGGGTGGTGATGGCTCTGCTCAACCACCATCCGATTATCGCAGATTTGATAAGAGAGATGCAATAGCCATTCCCGGCTTGTTCCCGTTTGGCTCTGCAATCAACCAAGTGTCTAAGCACACACTGCCACATTCAACAGATGATTTGGTTGTGTTCCATAACTTAGGCACATCGGCTGAATGTGAACTACGGATGAAACAAACAGGGAAAATAGAGATTAATGGTAACCAGATTGACATCTCCTCGTCCACACAAATTGATGGCAATCTTATCAATACAGGAAGTGTTACTGTTGGTGTAGGTGCTACTGGCAGTTTCACCACCCCATTAGGCCAGATTGTAACTGTAACAGACGGCATTATTACCAACATTATTTAAGAGAAGTAAACATGAATCCACAAGGCTCCGGTGTCATTAACCTAGATCAGTATGAAAAACTTGGTGACGACATTGATAAGGTTGGTAGTTGTGCGGAACTACAGGAAACAGCAGAACGTATCCTCACCTCTCTGTACGCTGAAAATACAGCTATCCAAGACCAGCTTGATAAACTTGCACCAATTGCAGCTTTACTTGAAGCTCCCGCGTCTATTGACGATGTGCTGGACTGGATTACTGGACTGATTGATGGAGTGTTGACACCCTTGTATGCGCCTGCCCTTGCTTACCCAACACAGCTTGCTGCAAGGACTGTAGCAATCACTACCTTGATTGACAAAATAAACGATAAGGCAAACCAGTTCCAATCTTGCAGCCTAACCCTTCCAACCCCTTAACCCTGTATATGGAAATAATGGCTGTATGATAAGGGGTAGGGTAGTATAGGTAGATGATCGTTTATCAATTTGCAATGCAAGGGCTATATAAGATAATGAGAACAAGAGGGGTGTAGACACACATGGACATTAAACTAGATGAAGATGGGGACATTTCTCTTGTCAACGGAGATGCACAAACCACCGGCATTGGTGCTGAAGACTTAGCACAACGTTTGCGTATCCGGTTGAACACATTCCAAGGGGAATGGTTTATGGATAACACATTAGGTATTGACTGGTGGAACAGGGTGATGGGGAAGAACAGAAGCAAGATGGCTGTAGATGCCCTTATTCAAGACGCCATCCTCAAAGAGCCAGATGCGTTACAGATTGTTTCCTACACATCTTCCATTTCCACCGATCGCAAGTTCAGTTGCTCATTCCGTGTCAGGACTGAAGATGGAGCTGTATCTTCTGCTATTACATTTGTGCTTACGCCAACCAACTAAGGAGAACATAAGTGGCTGGACTTTCTGATACAGGCTTCACGGTAAAACGCCTGAATGATATTATTGCTGAACTGAAGGCCAAAGCAGAAAGTGAGTTTGCTTCTCTGGTTGAGCCGGGTGATATTGTAAACACATCCGATACATCTGTCCTTGGCAGGTTTATCAAGTTATTCTCAGCGCCGCTTGCGGATTTGTGGGAAGCGGCACAAGATGTATATTCTGCTTATGATATTAATCAAGCATCTGGTAATGCCCTTGAGAATATCACACTAACTGGTGGTGTGGCCAGACTTAGTGCTACGGCCTCTACATCAGAATTGGTTTGCTATGGGGATTATGGGACAGTGGTTCCGGTGGATAGCAATGTTCGCTCTACATCCACAGGTAAGATATTCAGCACAGACAGTGAGATTACACTAGATGAAGGGTTGTGTGTTGCAGTACAAATTGCTCCAGCCGCTGTTGCCAATTCTACAGCTTACAGTTTTACCTATCAGATTTCTGGTATCAACGCTGTTCCTATCACTGTTACTATTACTTCTGATTCTTCTGCTACTGAATCAGAGATTGTCAACGCTATAATCACGGAAGTTAATACCAATCACAACACCTACCTGACAGCCACACTTGTTGGAAGTGAAGCCCTTATTCAAGAGGTTAATCAAGGGTACACTTGTACGTTTGATGTAGGTACAGATTGGGATATAAGCAAGGTTAAGAAGAGTGTAAGTGCTACGTGTACAGAGACTGGCCCCAATGCACAATCTGCTAATACGATTCAGAGCATTCAATCTCCTGTTATTGGGTGGGATACTGTCACCAATCCTTCCGCTGCTGTTGAAGGGACTAACATTGAAACAGATAGTGAATTGCGTACACGCTATGCTCTGGCTAAGTTCCAAGACAGTGTGAACACTTACGAAGCTATCTATGCAGCTATTCTCAAGATTGATGGGGTGGAACAAATCATCATTTATGAGAATGAAACAGATACGGCTCTTATTTCCCCCCCAGTACCCGCACACTCTTTCTACCCGATTGTGTTGGGTGGTAGTAGCATTGATATTGCCAAGGCAATCTGGGACAACAAACCGGCTGGTATCTTGAGTTATGGAACAGTAGTGGAAAGTGTCACAGACAGTCAAGGTGTAAGCCACACTATCTCGTTTGATAGACCAACTGACCTCCCTATCTATGTTGAGGTGGATGTTACAACAGACTCCGCATATCCTGTGAATGGTGATGATCAAATCAAGCAAGCTATCTATGATTATATCAATGGCTTGAAGATTGGTGAAGATGTTATTTATAGCCGCCTGTACACACCAATCAACACAGTGGCTGGACATTATGTCACTGCCCTGAAAGTGGATAATGTTGATCCCCCTGTCGCTACAACCAACGTGGCTGTTGATTATTACAAGCGTGCAACAATCACGTTAGATGATATTGTCGTGAACAGTTAATCTCAAAAGGAGAAGCACAATGACAACAAATGCTTTTACCGAGATTGATTATCTGGCAGAAGGAAGAGGGAGAGTTACTGAGCAATTCAAGAACAAGCCAGTATTTGATGCGTTCTTGAAGCTGGTGATGGATTATCTGAATGAGTTGCAAACAGTTTATAAAGACTTGATGCAACTCCGCAGTATCAACACAGCCACAGGTGCTCAGCTTGATTTGATTGGTAATATTGTTGGACAACCACGTACGTTAGTAAACTACAATGCTTTCCCTTATTTTGGATTTGATGGGGCAACGGCTGCTGAACCTTTCGGTACATTAAGTGATTCTACAGTGGGTGGTGTGTTTCGTAGCAGGTTGCAAGAGGAAGGCAGTAGTGCTACAGTGGATGATGAAACTTACAGGTTTATCATCAAGGCACGTATTATTGCCAACTCTACAAGGGCTACCCCTCAAGCGATTATTGATGGACTCAATTTTATCACTGGTAATACAACAAGCGGGTTGGTTGAACAACCTAATGCCCACGTTACACTTGAAATACAAAACACCCTTACTGACTTTCAACGCTACTTCCTCACTGGATTGAGTATTCAAGGCAGTATTGTCCCTGTTCCGATTAGTGTAACTGTTGAATATGTGTTCTTTGAGGAATCGTATTTTGGAATGTATGAAGACCCTACAGCACAGCCATTGGCAGGATATTCAACGGGGTATGGGTTGGCTTACGGGGAAGCGTACGGCAAGTCAACAATTGAAGGCGGTGGATACATCGCAGAACTTATTTGAGGAATAAACAATGACTGCATCTACTGGCCCTTCTCTTGGATTGAAATATGCTTGGGCTTATGGGGAAGATAACTGGAATACTGAAAACGATGCCAACCTGTTAATGGTGGATAGTTTGTTGAACGGATATGTTCTTTCAGCATCCACCACCGCCCCTCCGGGTAGTCCCACTGCCGGGGACAAATATGTTGTTCCTTCAGGAGCATCTGGGGCTTGGTCTGGACAAACTAATAAGATTGCCTTATACGTTAACGCTGGATGGACGTTCTACACCCCTAAAGCCGGATGGAAGGTGTATGACAATGGCAGGAAAGGAACGTTGCTGTATGATGGTTCTGCGTGGGTCTATGAGGCTGCTTACGTTGTCAATGCTCAAACAGGTACAACCTATACACTTACAGCTACGGATTGGACACCCTCTGGCAGGAAGATTGTCACTTGCACCAATGGCTCATCCATTACAGTCACTTGTGACACCCCCACCAGCCTCGGTGTAGGTGTCGGTGAGTCGGTAACGATTATTCAGGGTGGTGCAGGTGTCGTTACATTATCTGCTGGCAGTGGAGCCACATTAACTGGCACTGCTGTATTCACAACACAGAATGAAGCTAAAACCCTCGTTGCCGTATCCACGACAGAGATGCGTGTTATCGGAGCGCAATAATGTTCCCACTAGGTATTGTTAATCAGGGAGGGACTCCAGCCCCTTCGTGGAATAAAGTGCTTGAAATGAAGTTCAATAACAACTTCAATGATAGTACAGGAAGGCACTCTCCCGTAAGCTATGGCGCTGTTACATCTTCTGCTCAGTCTGTTGAGGGTGGATACAGCATGTATTGCGCTGCCGACGGGCGTGTATTTACTGATAATTTCGGCGGCGATAATGCTGACTTTGATACTGCAAGCAAAGACTTTAAGGTTGAGTGCTATATTTATCCGACCTCATACTATGACCGATATGTATGGATGAAGTCTTCCGGGAATGGTTTTGGGATCACCCTGCTAATAGACGACGCAGGTGGCGGAAACACAGTTATATATAGCCGTGGCCGTGGTAACGTCGATCTTAACCTTAGCGTCGTAGTTCCGTCTCTTTTGAATAAATGGACAAAGCTGACCGTGCAGAGAGAGGGTAATGACTGGAGCCTTTTGGTTGATGATGTCGTGATGGCAACAGTTAGTTGGACAGAGATAGGAATGCCTACATCTGGATCAGGATACAATGGTTTTACAGTCGGAGGAGCGGCCAATTCAAACCGATTTACTGGCTATATTGATAACTTTGTTGTCTATACCAAATAACAAATAACAGAGGAATATGAATAATGGCTAAGGAAACACGCCCGGATTATACATACAAATGGGGCAGCACAGGAACAGTGACTGCCCCTACCAACGGGAAGATTCAACAAGGATGGGTGGTTGAAAAGCCAACATTCGCCTATTGGAACTTCATTGAGAATCGTCAAGACCAAGCCATTTCCTACCTCATGCAACAAGGCATTCCTGAGTGGGTGGCAACGATTGAATACCAAAGTGGCAGCAGCTTCGTATCTCGTAATGGAAACATCTATGTCTCTATTCAGACAGGAACAAATAAAGACCCTGCCAGTGAAACAGCATATTGGAAATTGTACGGGAAGCGATTTGTTGCTGCCCCTGCTTCTGCTGGTGCTACAGGGACGAGCGGAGATTGGGCTGTAGATAGCGATTATATCTATGTCTGTACAGCCACTAATACATGGAAACGTGCTGCTCTCAGCACTTGGTAACATTACTAGGAGAATAAAAAAAAAATGGCTATGTTGAACACTATTAATTCGGGGACATCTGCTACGGGTGCTGTCGTGGAGGTGGCGATTGATAAAGATAACAACGGTGGCGCAGATATTGGGTACGCTACTAATTTTAATTGTGCTGTGGTAGCTACAGGTACAGGGAAGGCAGGAACAGTGACAATCGAAGTGAAAGTGTGTGGCGGGGAATATGAACCTGTGTTGGACAGTTTGGGTTCCCCTATCACCATTGACATTACTGCCCCTGTTGCTGTTGTTGTTAATGATGTGGCAGCAACCAGTTTCCGGTTTACGCCTGTTGGTTTTACAAATGTAGATTCGTACACCGCCACAGTTTGTGGTTGGTAAATAGGAGGTGTTGTAATGGCTCTTGGTAGGTATGCTACTGGACAACAATCTGTCCTTGTGGATTCTGGCACTGTCGTTGACTTGTTTGTAAGTGCTGGTCAGAGTAATGCCGAGGGGAGGGGGAGCAGTGCATCTTCACCTGTTGTGACAAACGGTGTATTCCTTTCCTCTGCTGGTAGCTTCACTTCCCCTATGGCTGACCCTGTTGGTGGTGCTGCAACTGGGAGCATGTGGCCCGCATTCAGCAACGAATGGTTTGCACTGACTGGAAGGAATAGTGTTTTCATCGACTGTGCAACGGGTGGCACTGAACTTGTTGATAACGGCAATAAACCCGACTGGTCACCCACAGGAACGCTTAGAGAAGAGGCTGTAACGGCTATTCTATCTGCTGTGGCATCTATCCGATTGTCGGCTTCTTATAAACTTGGCAATGTCTACATTGTGTGGTGCCAAGGGGAGAGTGATGCACAGGTAGGTAATAGTGCCGTGGTTACGCGAGCTATTTACAAACAAGCATTGATTGATCTTGCAGAGTACTTCAAATCTCATATCTCGAATATGAAAGGGATGTACGTCATCCGCACTGGTAGAATGGCTGGTGGTAGTGCCGTAGAGCAAGATTGGCAGGATATTAGACTTGCCCAAGAGGATGCCTGTGCTGAAAGCGATCTACTGACTATGGTTTATCGTGGGACGGGTAGCTGGACAGCATTGAGTTATATGGCTGATGAATTGCATTACAATCAGACAGCCTTGAACATTACAGGCAAGTGTGCCGCTCGTGGGGTGTACTCACCTGCTGCTGAAACCCTTGCTCCTGTATACCTGTCAGGTGTTGA